GGTCCAAACATTATGATTCAGCCAAGACCAAAACCGGTCAATATGGCTGATGTAAAATTTGAAGTAGTTACTGAAGAAAATCTAGAAGATTTTATTGAACAATTCAGAAAAGACTATGGTGAAGTGGTATTCATTGCAATGCCAGTACGTGATTATGAACGTTTAGCTATTAATATTCAAGACATTCGTCGGTTTATTAATCAGCAATCTCAAGTACTTGTATATTACGAGACCGCAATCTCCGAAGCTTCAGAGGCTACAGCAGATAAAAATAATTTGCAAAATAATGAATAATAGCGGTTTACAAAAGTCGTAATCTAATATATAATAGACCCAATAGAAATAGAAAATATTAAGCTAACATATACGATGTTGGCCATGTAAACTTTTCTCTGAAGCAACGGAGTATTTAATGAACCAATCGATTTTAGTTACTAAGAGGGATGGCCATAAAGAACCATTCAATCTTGATAAAGTACATAAAGTACTTGAATGGGCAACAGACGGAATTACTGGTGTCTCAATTTCAGAAATTGAATTAAAAGCAAATATTCAACTATATGATAAAATTCCAGCTTATTCTATTCATGAGCTACTTATCAAATCAGCAGCAGAACTTATTTCAGAAAATACACCAAACTATCAGTATGTAGCTGCTCGATTAGTTAACTATAAATTGCGTAAAGAGGTATATGGCAACTATGAACCATCTTCACTACTAGAACTAATTAAACAGAACGTTGATCGTAAAGTATACGATGCTGAGATTCTTAAAAAGTATAATGAAGATGAAGTTGCAACATTAGATACGTTTATTAGACACGAAAGAGATGATAACTTTACTTATGTAGCAATGGAGCAATTCCGTGGTAAATATCTAGTACAAGATCGTGGAACTAAAACAATTTATGAAACGCCGCAAATGGCTTATATGCTAATTGGCGCTACTCTGTTTGCTGATTATCCGCAAGACACTCGAATGAAATGGGTAAAAGATTTCTATGATGCTGTTTCTCAATTCTTTATTTCTTTGCCTACTCCTATTATGGCTGGGCTTAGGACTCCGACACGGCAATTTAGCTCTTGTGTCCTTATTGAGTCCGGCGATAGCCTTGATTCTATTAATGCAACTTCAACCTCTATTGTAAGATATATTTCGAAAAAGGCTGGTATTGGTATTGGCGCTGGATCTATTCGTGCAATTGGTTCTAAAATTAATGATGGTTCAATTGTTCACACAGGACTCATTCCGTTTTTAAAATATTTCCAAGCAGCTGTCAAATCATGTTCACAGGGTGGTGTTCGTGGCGGTGCCGCTACAGTTTATCTTCCAGTATGGCACTATGAGTTTGAAGATCTTGTTGTACTGAAAAACAATAAAGGTACTGAAGAAACTCGTGTTCGTCATATGGACTATGCATTTCAATTTAATAAAGTAATGTATGAGCGTCTTTTAACTGGTGGTAATATTACATTTTTCTCACCAGATGAAGTACCAGACTTATACGAAGCGTTTTATGCAGACCAAGATAAGTTTAAAGAACTTTATGAAATGTATGAACGTAAAACTTCTATTCGTAAAAAGACTATGTCGGCAATGGAAGTTTTTTCTCAGTTCTTGACTGAACGTAAAGATACTGGTCGTATTTACTTAATGAATGTTGACCATGCAAATACACATGGCTCATTCTTACCAGAGGTTGCTCCTATTCGCCAATCAAATCTTTGCTGTGAAATTGATCTACCAACAAAACCATTAAGCTCTTCAAACGACGAAGAAGGTGAAATTTCATTATGTACATTATCAGCAATTAACTGGGGACTAATTAACGATCCTAAAGATTTTGAAAAATATTGTACTCTTTCAGTTAGAGCACTAGACGCTTTACTTGATTATCAAAACTATCCAGTTCCAGCAGCAGAACGATCAACTAATGATCGCCGTCCATTGGGTGTTGGTATTATTAACCTTGCTTACTTTTTGGCAAAGCGTGGTTTAAAATATAATGATGCATCATTAGCAGAAGTTGATAAGTATGCTGAAGCATGGTCTTATTATCTTATTAAAGCATCTGCTGATCTCGCAACTGAGAAAGGCTCTATTCCAAAGAATAGTGAAACCAAATATGGTTATGGTATTCTGCCAATTGATACTTATAAAAAAGAGGTTGACGATCTTGTTCCTCATGAAGAACGTATGGATTGGGAAGGATTGCGTCAGCAACTAAAAGAAACTGGTATTCGTAATTCTACTTTGATGGCTTTGATGCCGGCTGAAACTTCGGCTCAAATTTCAAACTCAACAAATGGAATTGAACCACCTCGTGCTTTGGTATCTTATAAGCAATCAAAAGATGGTGTAATGGCTCAGGTTGTTCCTGGTTACCACCATCTAAAAAATAAGTATGATTTGCTATGGGAACAAAAATCACCAGATGGTTATCTAAAACTTTGTGCTGTTCTTCAAAAATATATCGATCAAGGTATTTCTGTAAATAGTTCTTATAATCCTGAATTTTTTGAAGATGGTAAAGTACCAATGTCTCGTCTAATTACAGATATGGTTACATTCTACAAGTATGGTGGAAAGCAAATGTACTATAATAATACATTTGATGGAGCCGGCGAATGGAACGATAGTCCTGAAATTAAAGATCTGCCAACTGCTATGGTAGATGACGAAGCATGCGATAGTTGCACCATTTAATGTAAAATTTAAGGTTTACATCGGAAACATTATTGTTTATAATATTAACTATACCACAGCCGCCCCTTATTATAGGGGCGTGCTTATTACCAGTAAAACCATTAACGCATGAGGAAATAAATGGCGTCAGTTTTTAAACAAAAGCAGAAATCACACCTAACATCTACAATGTTCTATGATGAAGGTATTGATATTGCTCGCTACGATCAAGTAAAGTACCCTGAACTAGATAAGATTACTGATAAGCAATTAGGTTTCTTTTGGCGCCCAGAAGAGATTGATGTATCAAAAGATAAGGCTGATTTTCGTGCACTTACAGAACATGAACAACATATCTTTACATCCAACTTGAAGCGACAAATTTTACTTGATTCTGTTCAAGGTCGTGGTCCAGTTGAAACACTATTGCCTGTAGCATCTCTGCCTGAGCTTGAACCATTAGTTATGGCTTGGACATTTATGGAAACAATCCATTCACGTTCTTATACTCACATTATTCGCAACGTGTATGCTAATCCATCAAAAGTATTTGATGAAATGCTCGATATTCAAGAGATTGCAGATTGCGCTACAGATATTTCTCGTTATTATGATGAATGTATTGAAGCAAATTCATGGTATAATCTATTGGGTGAAGGTGTTCACACAGTGAATGACAAAGAAGTTAATGTAGATCTTTATAATGTAAAAAAGAAACTTTGGTTGGCTCTTAATTCAATTAATATTCTTGAAGGTGTAAGGTTCTATGTATCTTTTGCATGTTCGTGGGCATTTGCAGAACTTAAAAAGATGGAAGGCAATGCTAAAATCATTAAGTTTATTGCCCGCGATGAGAATACGCACTTAGCTGCTTCTTCGTTTATGATTAAAGTACTTCCAAAAGATGATCCTGACTTTGTAAAAATCAAAGAAGAATGCAAAGATGAAGTTGTAAAAATGTTTGTTGATGCCGTAAATCAAGAAAAGCTTTGGGCAGATTATCTATTTAAAGATGGTTCTATGATTGGATTGAACGCTAAACTTCTTTATAACTATATTGAATGGATTGCAAATAAGCGCATGAAAGCTATTGGTGTTCCATCTCCTTATTCTGTTCCACAGGCAAATCCACTCCCTTGGACTGAAAAATGGATTGGCGGAGGAAACGTACAAGTTGCTCCACAGGAAACGGAAATTTCCTCTTATGTTATTGGTGGTGTAAAACAAGATGTGGATGAAAACACATTTAAGGGCTTAAGTCTTTAATTTTTATAGATAATAACAAATATAATCTAATACGAGGAAAGATTTATGAGCAACGTAGTTTGTCAAGATTGCGATATCGAGTATGCAGTAAAATCTAAAGAAGCTAGTGAAGAAGGCATTATTGCATCATTTTGTCCCTTTTGTGGATTTGAAACTACAGATGAATTAGACTTTGGCGATCCTAATTATGCTAATGCTAAGGCAGAAGATGATTGGGATGAAGATGAGTGGGACGAATACGACGACTAATAAATAAACCATATAGTAATAAAATGGTTTATTTATGGAACAGTGGACTTATAAAGATCGGTTATTTGAGTCAGAGCACATAGAAAATTATGTAGGCTTTGTATATCTTATAACCGATCTTTCTAATAATAAAAAATACGTAGGGAAAAAGAACTTTTGGGCAACTAGACGTTTACCTCCTTTAAAGGGAAAAACTAGACGTCGTATTGTCAAAAAAGAATCTGATTGGAAAGACTATTTTGGTTCTAGTGAACGGGTAAAAATGCTTGTAGAATCTCAAGGGCGACAAAATTTTAAGCGTGAGATATTACACTTATGTACTACAAAGGGTACAATGTCTTATTTAGAAGCTAAAGAGCAATTTGACAGAGAAGTTCTTTTTAGCGATGAATATTACAACGAGTTTATAGGTCTTAAGGTACACGCCAAACACGTAAAAGGAATCCAAAATGTCTGAAGAAAAAGAAGCTCAAATTATACAATTTCCAAATAGGAAAGAAGAGCTAAAATCTACTAAAGAAAAAGTAGAAGATTTAGAACGAGCTCGCGAGTACTACGAAGAAATTGCTTATGCAGCAATGGATGACATTACTAATAATTTAGCTAGAAGAGGCTATCACCCTTTAAAAAATCTTACACTTGTAAAAGACATGGGTGTGCTTATGAATCTAATTGTAGCAATGATGTATAGAGTAGACGAAAAGCATCACTTTTTGCAAGAACCAATGGATGAAATCCATCAAGTAATTAAGTACGTAAAAGAAATAAATGACAAAAAGCGTGAAGAAGTATTTCCAACAGAAGACGAATAAACTGTTTACAATTACAAAATAGTGTGATATAATATTATTAATTATGAAAAGGTGAACTATGATTATTATCGACTACAATGCGATCGCAATTGCTAATATTATTACACAAAAGCTAGATATTCAAGAAGATATGATTCGTCATATGATTTTGAATTCTATTCGTATGTACAATAAAAAGTTCCGTAAAGAATACGGTCAAATGGTTATTGCCACTGACTCTTCAAACTGGCGTCGCGATGCATTTCCACAGTATAAATTTAAACGTCGTGATGGTCGTGAAGAATCCTCTCTTGACTGGGGAGAAATCTTTCGTATTATCAATTTAGTGTTTGAAGAGATTGGTGATAATCTACCATATAAAACTCTTAAAATCGATGGCTGTGAAGCTGATGATATTATTGGCACTCTTGTAGAAAACACTCAAGAGTTTGGCCAGCATGATGAAGTTATGATTGTTTCTGCTGATAAAGACTTTATTCAATTGCAGAAATATAATAACGTTCGTCAGTTTTCACCAATGACTAAAAAGTTTATTCAAGATCCTAATCCACGCAGATATCTGTTTGATCAGATTCTTAAAGGTGATTCCAGTGATGGTGTTCCTAATATATTCAGCCCTGATAATACT